GCTCACGTTCTATTTTAGCGTGATTTTCTTTGATTATAGCCACTATTCTAGCCCGTTCTAAATCTACACTATCCATGCAGCAAAGATAAATAAAAAAGCCCCACAACATGCAAGGCTAATTTACTTTTTATTTCGGTATGAAAATTCAAAGATTATTTAAAGTATAATGTAGCTTCAGCTATTCGCCTATTGGTTAACCCTTTCAATGGTTTGCCAGCTGCTTTATTCCACCTTAAAAACTCATTGCTAATAGTTGGGTCGCTAGGATTTAAGTTTACTTTTTTTAGCAAAGTTGAACTCTTTAAATTCCCAACTCCACAATTATAGGCGAAGGAAACAAGCGCATTGAATTGATTTTGATTTACTAAATCAGTTGTAAAAGCATCAACATTTTTTTCAAAGTAGATTAAATCATGTGCTAAATAAACTTCGGCTGTTTGTTCTGTAATAGCTGCATCAGTTAATTTAACTTTTATTCCATTTGGATAAATAGTAGTACCATAACCAATAGTTGGAACTTTTGCGCTACATAAATAGGGCTTTAATTTTAACCCCTCAAAGGATTTAATTAAGTCAATACCTTGTTTACTTGTTTTAGTTATTTTCATTGCGCTCTACATTAATTTTAGTTACATAGCCACCAATTGCAATCATAGCTGGTATAATTAGTTTGTGCCAATCAGTTGTAAAAACAAACGTGCTAAAATCAATTGTACTCCATGCAGTTCCAACTGCTACTAATAATCCTGCTAGTGTACTAATTTCAGATTTATATTTATATAATATTCCTTTCATTTAACTATCTATTTTTTTTATAAGTGAATTAATTGCAAGTGCCAAATCATTATCATTATAACTCTTTGTGTTTATTTTTAAAGTTAATTCGTTTAATGTGACTTGCATTTTATCAAATTTAACTTCAATTTCTTTTAAATCTTGTTTTAAATCATCAATGCCTTGAGTATGCAAATCTTCAATTTTTTGTATTCTTTTTTCATGATCTTGCACCTTTGCAAAAAACCAAAATGCAACCGCTGAAACTCCACCAAATGCAGCATTAATTATTGGCTGTAACTCTATCATCATACACACTACTAAATTATTGGTTTATGTTTCTTGTTTTTAACATTTTTGAATTTAAATCGTTATTGCCACTTAGCCAAAATGCAATTCTATTTGTAAGATAGTAAGCAGTTGTAACATTGGTATCGTATAAAAAAACGTTGTCAGTTCCATAGTAATAATTCCTATCCATTGTCCAACCTTGCATACTTGTTGCTGGCTTTTGTGTAGCTGTTGTACTTAGTAACTGCACTCCATAAGTAAAACCTATAAACGTATTGTCGGTTATCACATTTAACAAGGAGTTTATACCTAAAGGGCTGTCAGTTTCAATAGGATTATCAACATCAAAGACTGCTCTAGTTGAATAATTTGCAACACATGAATTAAATGTAGCAGTAACTTTACTTGCGCCTTTAATATAAAATGGTCTAGGCGCAATAACATAATTACCACCTAAGTAACTATCGCCTACATTTGTTGATGTTGTTTTAATTACAAAACCAATTGCAAGCGAACTTATAGTAGTTGGTATTGTTACATTATTATTTACAGCATAAACGCTATTTGTACCACGTCCAAAAAGTATTCCATGTGGGTCAAAAGTTGCGCCTACTGTAATTGTGTTGCTTCTTAAATCAACTATTTGACCTAATTGAACTGGAACGCTAGTATCAGCTGCAAACGAAAGAACAGTACCTCCGTAATTTTGAGTAATAGTATTTTCATATAAACAAGATTTTACTCTTGTTAAATCTCCAGTAGTATAAGTAGCAAAACCATTACTTACAAATGTATTATTATTTAAAAGTATGGTGGCTGTAGTTGGTAAACCTGCTGTACCTATCCATTGATAGCCTGCGCTTTTTGTGCTACTTAGTGTACATCCATCACATTCAAAAAATATATCGCTTGTATTAGCTACTGTTATTGCAACTGGTCTAATTAACATTGGTGTTGCTACTCCTGCATTTTGAAAATCAAAGCTACAATCCTTTAATTTAATCCATTTTGTTACATTAATTGAAGGACTATCGCATTCGCAATAAATTAATTCCTTAGTTTGATTGTGACTAAAATTTATATTTTGAAACTGAACTTTGCTAGTATCTCTCAATCTAATAAGAAAAGTAGGAGTTGTTCCTGTATGAGTTACAGTTATTGGCGAACCTGCTCTACCTCTTATTAAAATACTTTTGGCTGAATTGTTAAGCAACAAATAACCACTAGCTTCATTTTTTAAATCAAGTGGCGAAATTAATTCCACAATACCACCATCACTACTTGCCGATTCAGCACTTGTAATAGTTAGTTTTGGCAATAAAGGATTTAAACCAGTATTGCTATTACTAGCAGCACCAGTACTATTTGAACCATCTACATAACGAACAGTACCAGTATATAAAGGTTTGCCCTCTACTCTTGGTATAGTTTCAGCTACTCTTTGTACTGTAGGCACAAAAACACCGCCACGAAAACCGCCAACCCTTGCATTAGTTGTACTTATTCCTAGCATACTATTGTTGATTATAAGCTATTGCAGTTCCACTAGCTAAAGTAATTGCAGTAATTAATGTTCCTGCTGCTGCTGGAATATACATACCTGCGCTTACTGTTGCACTTGTAAAGTCTTTTGTTGCTAATACGTTTACTCCGTTCATTTCTAAAACACTAATTACTGCATCAGTATTAATTACAATACCGCAATAGCTTTTACTTGTTTTTGCTGTTGCTGCTTTTATAAATTCGCAACCGCCTGAGCCTATTATTTTTCCTAAATCTGTCATGTTATTTATATTTTATTTTGTTGGTATTTGACATCTGTTTCTATCTTGCATTAAATCAAAAGCAAGGTTCATTTCCCACCCATTAACCTTGTCAGGTAATGCTTCTCTTAAAGGTGTTATTTGTGTATTAAATTGCAACTGAAAGTAATCTTGATATAAAGGATTACACAAAGCAGCGTAAATATCTTGACTTATACTTAAACAATCACTTAGCGTATCACGTTCATTCGTTTGGTTGTCTTTTTGAATATCCATTACTTTTATATTCATGTTTATTGTTAGTGTGTTACTATCAATTGAACTATCAATTACATCGCACCAAACTAATGGATATTGTTCTTGCTCACTAGCTGAAATATCAGTAACCTCACCAAAGTTAAATCCGTTTACTTGTGCGTGGTTTGTTGCTATTGTTTGGAGTAAGTCGATTATCTGATTTAGTGTGTAGAACTGCATTTTCTTTTATGAATTTTTGTAATTTTTCTTCGTTCTTTATTTTTGTTTTCATTTAGCAAAAAGTACAAGGCTGTGTTAATTCTCTCGGTTCTATTTTAATTCCTCTAAAGTTGTATTGTCCCATACAACACCCATCATTACCTAAAACTAAACCACTATTGTAATTGTTTCTTAGTGGGTAAATTGTATCTATACCGACATTAGTTTGAGTTAAATACAATGGATAAAGTTTAGTATTTTGAAGTAAGAATTTAGCTAATCTTTCAGCGTACACTTGCGCTTTGTTTCGTGCTTCATCCATTAAGTCACGAATTTCGCTCATGTTTGCAGGCTGCATATTATCAGCATTTTGAACTCCAACCGATTTATTAAAGTACTTGTAATTCATTGATAATGGCAATTCGACTTGCATGTACCAAATCATTGTATTAGTAATGTAATTATCAATTAAATTCTTATTTGGAACACTAACTGTATTAGCTGCTATTTGTGTTTTTAACTCGTTATATAAGCTAGTTCCTAAAATTGGAAGGATATAAAACTCTTGCACCTCAATAATGGTAGGTGTAACAATCTTCATGTCCACATTTTCCTGCAAAACTGACCTTTGTTTTAGTGTTTGCTCACTTAAAAATAATACTTGTGCTGCCATTACTTTCTTTTAATTAATTCTTGAACCCAAATATGCCTGCAATAAGGAACATTAGCATCTAAATTAGTATCATGTAGCCACCCACCTCTTCGCCTAAATGCATCATAGTTAGGTATTCCATACACTTGGCCTAGTTCTTTGCCTATATTTTCAATATCTTCTCTGCTAAAATATCTAGGATTATCCATCATTGCAGCGCAAAAGTCACGACTTTTACCGCCTATTTCTAATGGTGGTGCATCGCTTCTCAAAGCATACTTATAACGAATAAATAACTCGCTAAAGCTAGGTACTTCTTTTTTATCGCCTTTATTAGTTATAACTAGGTTCTTATCAATTAAGCCATCAGCTATTAATGTTTCTAAAGCATCAGTAATTTTTGTTTTGTCAACCTTTAAAACCTTTGTTAAATCTTCAATATTTATTTCAGGTGTTTTCTTTATAATATCTAAAATACCTTGCTCTAATTTGCTAATAAAATCTTGCTTACCAAACATTATCTTTTTAGTTTTTACAACTGTAAAGTTTTCAGTAGGTTCGCCATACTTGCTAAATGTTTCATAGTCGATTAAGTCTTTTGTTTGTTTGCTAAATTTAAATTCATTAGGTGCGGTTACATCAGCACTTGGAAGTATTGCATCGCCACCATCTAAAGGTGCTTTACCAATAATTTTCCTAACCTCGTTTGGTGTTAATTGATTTAATACTTTTGTAGCAACTAAAGGACTTAAAGTTGATAATGCATCTGCATCAGTAGATTGAACATTTACATCTAAAGGTTTTCTACCGATAATTTCTCTTAACTCATCTTTAGTTAAAATTTGACTTAGTGTAGCTTCACTAAAACTAGGCATAATAGGCTCAAGTTGTTTTATTTTTAACTTGCCTTTTATTGGTGCAAAAATATTAAAAATCTGTTCTTGTACTTCTTGTTTTGGTGCTACATAAGTATTAGTAAATAAATTAAACGCATCAATCATTTCGGCTCTGCCACCTAATTGACCTGGCACTCTTACCCCAAATATCATTGGTGAAGTAATCTTATGTCCTACAAATATTTCTTGTTGTATCGTGTCGTTTAAAGCATTGTATTTATCTTGAAAATTACCACTATCTAAATCTTGAATAATTGCTGCTCTATCTTTGTCATCTGCAAAGTCAATTACTATTTGACCTGCACCATCGGTAGGCATAAACTGTTTATTTAATCGCCTTTTAGTGGCTTGCATTTCATCATCAGCAGGAACACCATTTACGAAAGTAACCATCTTACTCCCTTTGAATGAGTTTTGTATTTCTGCTCTATGGAAATTTGCAATTTCAGCATCAGTAATAATCGCAGGAACTGCACCAATATATTCTGGTAAGGTGTAAGTTTTTAAATTAGGTCTATAAGATTTATAATAATAAATGCTTTCAGCTTGTTTTTTATTTGGATCGTGTGCAGGATATGTTTTAAATTCAGGGTTACTATTTTCGTTGCCGCTTATGTCTAACCATTCATTACTATAATAAAATTCTGTATTATCATCATTACTCCTTACATCGCAATAATCAACATGGTATATTTGAACTCCTTTGTTTCCTTTAGTCGCAACAACTTTTAAATAACAACCTCCAAAAAGTTCATTATCTAAAATAGTCTTTTTACTAAGGTCGTTTAATGTTTCGTAAGGATTAGGATTGTCTATAAACGCTTGCAATGATACTACTTCTTCGCCTTGCATAGCTGATTGGTCAAATATCCAACCTTTACCAGCAATGTATAATTGCTTTGAAGTTATAATTGCGTTATGCTTTGCACTTCTATTAAATAGCAGTACCAAGTATTGAGGATAATTATTTTCTTCGCCATATTTTACCCATTCTTTTTGCTTTTGTTCCACGAATTGAGGGACTTTATCATTGGTAAATTTAAGCGTTATTATATTGTTTTTATAACTCATTTATTCAGGTTGATAAACTATGTTAGTTTCACTTTCTACTTCATATTCGGTTAAGATTTCGGCTTCAAACACAACATCAACTATACCTACTTCAACTGTTTTGTCAATAAATGGTATTGCATCAGTCGCTACTGTTAAAGTAACTACGCTTGTTAAAGTTGTTTGATACACTTCATAGTCATATCTACCCTCTAATCCTAACTCAATAACACCATGTAATGAGTCTTGCGGACTTGCATCTGCTTGTTCAATTAATTCAAATTGATTATAACGTTCTTTATATTGGCTTGTGTCATCATTGATAAACCAATAGGAAACATTAGAAGTTTGATTAGTGAACTTAAATAAGTAAATAGGATTAGGTAACGTTGATTTTTCAGTCAAAGTAACCGTTAAAATATTTTCACTATTTTTTAAAACTCTTAACACTAATTATAAATATAAATTTTGTAAAAGTTTGCTAAAAACAAAAAGCCTACTAAAATAAATCAGTAGGCTTTTAATTGAAAAATATTAAATTCTAAGTTAATAACGCTGCTATAATTGCAGGGTCAATTTCTTGTGAAAACACCTTTTCCATTCCTGCGAACGTTAAAGAGTAGCCATTAAACTCGTTCATTGCTGCTCCACTTGTTCCAGTGCCGCCAGTGCATTCCATACCATTTGCGCTACCAAATAAAAAGTATTGACCGCTTTTCATTTCAACAATTATCGAAGTTCTATTTTTAATAATTTGCTGTAACTTAAATTGCGTTTCGTACTGCATTTTTAAAAATGTAGCTGCAATGGTTTGTTCATAAGCAACTGTACCTATCTTAGGGTCAGTTTGAATGTTGTTAGTGGTACTGTTTGCCCCTCTAGGTTCTAAAGCATATTTAAAATACTTAGTTCCTGCGCTCTTTGTTATTGCTGTTACATAACCACTAGCATTTTCAGTAATCGCTGTAATGTTAGATTGTTCTGTTATGTATAAATTTTTAATACCGCCTACTGTATCTTTACAGTCTAGCGCATATCCTGCTACTATTGCACATGCCATGTTTTATAATTGGTTTAAAAGGGGGCTATTAACCCCCTAAGTGACTATAATGTGAACTTAACAATTTCTTGTGTTTGTGACACTTGAACACCCATTTTAAAACGATATTTAAAACGAACTAAATCAAAGTCTTCTGAGTACCAAAACTTGAACTCTTCTTCTTCGTTTTCTAAGTCAACACCTAAAAACATATTTGCATCACGTAAAGCGTAGATTGCATTAACGTTGTTAAGTCCTGGAGTTGATACAACTGTTACATTAGTACCATGAATTTTCATTTCGCCTAAAGCGTTGTCAGTTGCAATGAAATTAAACAAATTTGCATTTGTTAAAGCTAATTGGTATAATCTGAAAATATGAGTACCAACATTAACTCTTAAATCTGCTTTGTCTAAAATTTCAATTGGAATAGCTGAATAAACTGCTTGCATTACGCTAATAACGTTAGCGGCTGTTATCGCTGTTACTGGTGTTCCAATAAACGCTGCTGCATTTGCTTGAACTGTTCCACTTGCTGCATTGATAATCTTAACTAAACCATCAAATTGTTTTAATTGTGAGTTCCATGAAGTTGTATCACCTTGCCAAATTGACTTTTCAGTATCTTCTTTAGTTGTTCCCAATACAGTTTCAACAAAAGCGGCATCAATTCCACCTGGCAAAGCATCATAATTACTACCTGGCGAAAGTAACAATTGAGTGTATTTAGTTTCTAAATCATTAATACACCATTCTTTGTTTACTTTTACTCTTCCAACTGTTAATACTCTAGCTGAAATGGTTGTATCGCCACTTGCAGAAAACCCACAAGCATCGCCATTTTGCCAAATTAAAGTGTCAGATAATGCAGGAACTTGAACAGTAGATTTAGTTCCTATTAATTTTTGCATACGAGCTGCTGTTTTCGGCTCAAAAAATGAGCGTGTAATTAGCATGTTTTCATTTGTCTTGGTATATGCGGCAAGACTTGTTACGTTAAAAGCCATTGTTATTTATTTTTGTTTTTTTTAGTTTTGATTAGTAAATTTTTTGTAAGCTGCCATTAATTCAACTGCATTTAGTTTTTTATCTGCTTTGCTAAAAGTTGAATGTTTTGGTTTAGGTTGTTCTACTATTGGTTCATCTGCAATTTCATCAATGATTACTTTGATTGCTTCGAACTTTTCATTTGCTGATTTAGTAGTGTTGCTTATTGTTTCATCAATAGCAGTAAACTTACCAAACATTTCACTCATTTTAGTTTCCATTTCTGACATCTTGCTTTCGCATGCTGCCATACGTTCTTCAATTTTAGCCATGGTGTCATCTGCCATTTCAACTTCTACTTCTTCCTTTTCTTTTTCTTTACCCTCAATAGCAGTAACTAAACCGCCTACTGTGGTTACCTTAGTTCCATCTTCTAATTCATGAACTGCATCAGGTGCAGGCATTTGATTTCCATCTTCAGATACAACCATAATAGCTGAACCTTCCGATAAATCACCTTCCCACATTACTTCAGTTCCATCTGCTAATTTTGCACTATTAAATTTTTCAATCTTTGCAAAATCCATTTTCAATAATTTGCCAATTTGCATCAATGCTTCTTTGGCTGTTATTTTAGGTTTATTCATTTACGTTTTTAATTATATTAATTATCTCATCAATTATACTTTGTGGCTTTTCGTCAATCTTTACAGTTTTAAAAAGACCTTCAACTGAAAACCCTTTGAACTCACCACTTTTTATAAAGTCGTTCCAAATTTCATCGTTATCTATTTTATAAGAACCAAACCAACTACCATCGGTTAACTCATAGCCTTTAGGTGCATTTATTCCACGTTCCTTGTCAATTAAAAAACTTTCAATCATATACACGCCATCAATCATTTTATTTGAGTCGTGCATTTCATTTACTAGATTGCTTTTACCTTGTTTAAAAAACTTATTTCTTAAATTATAAATGTCCTCTTTTTGGAATACTCCATAATATTCTCCGCTTTCATCTCGCCTATAAATCGGTAATTCTGCAACCATTAACGGTCCCGAAATAATCCTTTTTTCGTTATCGGCTTTAAATGAATATTGCTTATTGTTAAACGCCTGCCAATTCATTTCAATAGCTGGAGTATCAACAAATGCCACCGCTTCAAGTTGTGCTTCGTCATCTTCACCTACTATAAATCTAAATATTGGTAACTTATCCATTCAGTAATAAATATAAGGTTAAAAATTATTTGCTTTTTAGGATTATTTAATAG